GCCTGGATAACAGCTTCGCCAATACCGGAGGCAGCGGTGGGGCTGCCGGCATTGCTGCGGCCAAAGGAGATGACGTTACCAGTTGCGGCATACACACCGGAGGCAACGCGGCCATCACCCCAGCCAGAGGCAACGGAGATGGTGGCGCGATACACATAAGCAGGCAGGGTGCTGCTACCAGAGATCACCATGCCGGTGATGTCGGGACGAGTGTCGTCCTGGCGGTAAGGCGAGGGAACGATCACATCAGCAGCGGCAACAGCGCCAGCGCCAGAGGTGGCAGTCACAGGGACGTAACCACGCTGCTGGAAGTAACGATAACCAGGGATAGCCAGCACCGAAGTGGGGCCGCCCTTGGAGGCGTTATTAGAGCCATCATCGTTGGTATCAATGTTCTTGTACCAACCGTTCAGGGGTTCTGCCCAGTTGCCTGGGTAGATTTTCTTAGCGGACAAATAGGTCATTTATCTTTTCCTATGTTGATTGTTTATGCGTAATTATCAAACAGTGCCGTCGTCTTGGACGAAGCTGTAAGCAGTGGTCACGAAGTCCTTGTTCAGGATCTCGAAGCCAGCGTACAGTTGCCAGATCAGGATGATGAAACGGCTGAAGTCATCGTTGTTGTTGATGAGCACCTGAGCGTTAGGACCGCCGATACCAACACCAACAGACTGGGGACCGAAGAAGTAACCTTGGGCCACTTCTTTGGAGGCATAGCTAGAGCCGTTGTCGAAGGAAGCGGACACGCTCTTGGTCGGGAAGTTGGTCGACTCGAAGAACTTGACGCCTTCAAACTGCACACCAGTCGGCATGACGGGTTCACCAGCCAGGAAGTAGCCCTGACCAGCTTGGGGACCCATGTAGAAGCTGGCGTTGTTAGGCATCATGGGGTTACCCATGTACATGCCTTGACCAGGATTGCCGCTATAACGTGCGATCTCACGGAAGTCAGGATCACGACGCAGGTGCATCATGAAGGTAGGATCGCAGATGCAGCGATACAGACCATCAGCGAAGGTAGGAGTATTGCGCTTACGCAGGTCCTTAACAACGGTCAGAAGGTCGGTACGCACCTGGAACTGCTGCACCTCGTTACCATACTCAGTGGAGGTGTAGGACACACGACCCTGAGAATCTTTGGTCTTACCACCAGCGAAGTAGTAACCACCTTGGGTAGTAGAAGCAACACCGTTAGCTTCTGCTTTGGCAAGTTCGTCAATGAAAACGCGGTCACGCCAACGGCGATAGTCGTCAAGCAGAGTCAGGCTGCCGATCGACTGGTGGAACATGTTGAGGTTACCGGTGTCCAGCAGAAGACGCTGGGCGGTAATCAGGGTTTCCCGAGCAATTTTGAAGGTGCTGGGTTGGGTCGGATCGCCCGGGTCGGCAGGACCAGTGTATTCCTTAAGCACCACCAGGACTTTCTCCTTGGTGATGTTACGGCTGTTAGCGGTACCGATAGTTTGGTCGGCAATACGCTCACGGCTGTCCTTCGTACCAGGGGTACCCCAGAACTTATAACGGTCTAACTGAACGGTTTGACCGGGCTGACGGGTGAAGTCATGGACCACCACGGGCTCCACTGCCATTTCGGCAATGTAAGCAGGGTGAGGACGGTAAAGTTCCGCACCCAGAATCTTTGGAAAGTCGTTCTCCTGGTCTCTAGTTTCTTAGAGGGGTGGACTATCTCTTCATCCCTGTGGGATGCCGGACGCTAAATCTGGTATTACGTAACAAGATCGTGTTACACCCAGTAGTCTCTGCACCTTCCAATCACGACTTGATTGGCTTGGCTCAGGATTACCCTCGTCTTTACGTTAGGGCTTCCCTGAATTCATCCGGTTTGCACCCATCGATTGCTCGGTGGGGTGACAACGTTGAGCGTTCAGTTGAGGCATGCTATGCTTTGGAAAGCTGTTTATGAACAACATGGATCCAAAACTTGTTCCTGGATTTGGTAACCTTTACTTAACGGAAGAGGGAAAAGCTTTTGAAAAACAACTTGATCCCGATAATCAAGAATATTTTCAAGAGATCCCCATTCGTTCAACCAGTGTTTACGACCGCATTTCAGTTCTTGTAGATGGGAAGAGAAAACGTTTTCATCTTCATGTCTTGATGGCGGTTGCTTTCTTAGGATTAGATCTTCGTTCACATGGAACTAGTAACTTTTCCTTACAAGTTGATCACAAAGATAATGACAAGAGGAATAATCGACTTGACAATCTAGAGATCGTTACCAAACAAGAGAACTTAACAAGAGCCTGGAAGAGCGGTTGTTATAAAAACAATGGCTTTGCCAGTAAAGGAGCACCGAAGAAATCTTTGAGAAAATTTTCTTCGGAGGATGTGGCTCAGATTAAATCTTTAAAAGAAGCGGGACTTTCTTATCGAAAGATTGCTGAAAAGTTTAACTGTAACCACGGAGCTATTTACCAAATCTTGAAGGGCTATACCTACCAGGATCTGAACTAGCTATCAATAAACACCTTGGTTTATCCTCCAGTGTCGATGTTTTTATCGGGTGAAAGATAAAGACATTTACGTCTTATCTAACACAAATTTTAGCAGGTAGTGAACTTAGATGTCACATGTACTGCGTACTAGCGTAAGGTGTTACGCCATATTTGGCACTTGCCGTGTTGCTAGACCCAGGGGATTCTGGATCAATTGCGCCGCCTTGACCAAAACCTGGAGCACCCATAGCACCAGGAATAGCACCAAGTGCTACACCGCCAAGACCAGCGGTAAGCGCTGCGGCAGGTGCCGCTGTGGCAGAAATTGCTTTTGCAATATTCCCTTGTACGTTTTTAGTGGGGAAGGGAATTAATGCTTTGCGTCCTGCATTGGGATCACCGAATAGACGTGTATCCACTCCGGCAACAATATCTGCCGCAACATTACCAGCAGCACGCCTTACTTTACTAGTCTCCGGTAAAGCACGCATGGCGTCACCAAGTTGATTTCCAAGTCCTGTCACTTGCTTTTGTGCAGCCATAATAAGCTCTGGACTGTACTTACCAGCAAGGACGCGGCCTGCACCTAAACCGCCTCGCGCACCCAACGCAGCGGCTGCACCACCTAAAGCGGCAGTACCGGGATCTTCACCCTGTGCGGCAAGAGCCCCGCCAACCGCGAGACCAGCGGCGGCGGGAACTCCATATGCGAGCAAGGGACGTGTTTGCCCTAATGGTCGCATGGCCTCACTCCATTACAAACAGTTTGTTAGCAACAACTTGAGGCTGAGCTTGGTTCAGAAGGCGCCAGGCTTGTGCAGGATCCACGTCCATTTGCTGCTTGAAGGAACCCCAGAAGTTTTCAGGTTGCTGGGGAGCAGAAGCCGCAGGAGGAGCAGGGAATTGACCCAGGGCATTCATCACGGGAGCAGTGGGATAACCACGGGTCTCCAGTTGAGCTTCATCTTCGTACACAGGGTACGGGCCTTCAGGACCGAAAAACTTCAGCGTGTAATCGCTGAGAACATCGGGGTTGGTCAGGATCTCGTTGTAAGCCAGGTTCTCTTGGTGCTCGGCAACAGAGAAATTGGCATAACGCTGCAGAACATCTTGGGCTTTGCTGCCCCAGGCAACTGCACTATCCAGCATCCCTTCCAGTTGAAGGGCATAGTTGTTAAGGACGGCGGGTGCGTTCCAGCCGTATGCCTCAACGACGTGACGGCTTTCGTCGTTTAGCTGCAGGTAATCCGCGATTGCGGTCTGCACCTCGGACGTCGGGCTCAGTCCGTCCAGGGTTGAGTAAATTGCCGAGGAGATTTGGGAAGAGTTGGGCGAGTAAGCCTGGTTGGGTGACCAAGTCTGCTGACCCGATTGTTGCGTAGCTGGGTTGCTGTACTGCTGGCCGTAGTTGGCTGGAGCGTATTGAGTCGTCTGAGACGGTTGACCCTGGAACGGGGATTGAACTGGTGCGCTCAGCAGATTCACTACTTTGTTGAACGCCGATTCCCATGGGTTGCTGCTCGGAGCTTCCGGTTGGGATTGGGGGGCGTACTGCGTAGGGGCTGATTGGTAATTGGGGGCCACCTGAGGCACCGCTTGGGGGTAACTGGTACCCACTTGATACGCCACTGGAGCCGGGCTCTGTGCCACCTGGTAATTGACCGGGGCTGGAGCCACGTAGCTGCTTGGAGCCACCGCTGCCGGGACTTGGCTCGTCTGTGGGATCGATTGGACGGTAGCGTCCTGCATAACTCATCTCCTTTTGTAGAGCTTCTAAGGTTCGATACAGATATGGGGTTAAATCCAATCTTGGATCCGCAGCCATCGGAAGATCCGGTGCTTGCGGGTGAGGAGTCTGCATCATGCCCCCCACTAAGCGAGCGAATTGAGAGTATGCACCCTGTAATTCGTTCACCATCCTGAATGGGAACCCAGATAACATCTCGGCCCGTTCCTCATCCGTCTTAGACGGGAAGAGGTATTTCAGTGCTTCAATGCTATCAACACCTAACTCCTGAAGGTTGCGTACCACGATGGAGTTGTTAAGGATGTCCTGAGTGGAATCCTCGTAAACAGGTCCCAACCAACGCCATAAAATAGTGACGTCACCATCTGGAATCAAGCCAATAACATTGGGTGGAATCTGTTGTGCTTCCACGCAAGCCATCATAAGTTTTTTGAGCTGCTCGTTGTATTGTTTTTCTGCTGCTTCGTAAGCTGCTTCATCTTCTGGAGAAGCATCTGGCGCCAGATCAACGGGCTTTTCAAGGCCTGCCGCTGATGCAAGAGTTGCTTTGAACAGTTGCTCTTCTTGGTAAATAATTAACTCAAAACAACGGCACAAGCCGTGGGTATAAATAGCATTTGCTTTTTTCTTCGATGTTGCGGCAACACGTCCAAACAAAGATTTATACTCAGTTGCAGTCACGCCAGCAGAAATAGATAGTTCGTCCACGCCACCAAGTGCGGTACGAATCTCTTCTCGATACTGCCGAGCAAATGCGTTTTGGTCACCAGTGATCGCATCTGGGACGATGTAGCCAACACGGTCGTTTGGTTCCAGGTTTGCGATGACGCGTGGTACGCGGATCTGACCATCAACACCACGGCTGACGGGATCAGCCTTAAACATCGACCGACTCATCGGTGATGGACTTGTAAAGCCAGAGTTTGCAGCAATAGAAGGACGTTGGACAATAGCGTCTCCCCCTGCTTCCATAAGGTCAGTCTTGGGACGAGACGACAACAGCGTTGGGTTGCCAAAGAAAGTGATATTCTTTCGCATCGTACGCATCATTTCGTCATGCGTACAGATGTGATTGGCTAATGCGTCAAATTCACCAATACCATCAGACGAGAAGCCCTGAGGATTATTGATGATTTCAACGCAAGGAATAAAGCCAAGACTGTTTTTAAACGTTTTGGTATGACCAGTCAGTGCGTAGGTTGGCATCTCAAACGACATCTCGGAATCCGAGTGCGTCTCTTCGATTTCCCTGGGTTTGATGGAAAGTCTGATGTAACGCTTTGCACCAGGGCTTCCAGTACTTAGACCACCTGTCAACGATGTAGTTGCAAGCTGGTCGCCAAATCCATTGGCCTTGCGTACCTTGTAGCTGTAGATGATTACAACTTCGTCAAGCTCACCGTCGACGTTGTAGTACGCACGATATTCATGCTCGCGGAAATAGTAGAGACGATAATTTTGTTTTGTAGGACGAATGTAGAAGAGACCCTTGCCATCGCACAGGAAATACTCCCAGATTGAATCCAGGCGCGTGTCTAGTTTGTTGTACTTGGCTACACGATCGATAAAGTCTTTGCGCTGGTTACCAAAGTTATCTTGGGAAGGAAAGAATTCAACCCCTTGGCGAATGCCAAAAAGTTTCATCTGTGCGATATGAGACGCGACAACACCAGTATCTACAACAACGTCACTATCTTTATCGAGATAGGCATTGATGATTTCCTGAAGCCTGGCTTTAGCGTCTGCCATTATCTATTCTTGTGTTAGTTAAAGCTTAGCAGTTCAAGAGACGTATTTAGCATCAAAGTTTGCAGGGGCTGACGCCTGTAAACCAAGAGGATTTGATTTTAGATAATTTTTTATTTCTTGCCTGAACGAACCTGGGGCCTGATACTTTTTATTGAAACGCAATTCTTCAACTTCTCGTTCAAATTGATCTTGCGTCATGGGAAAACGCGGATCCTGAAAGGCTGGAATACCTTGTGCAAGAAGTTGGATCTCTCCTTGACCACCGTAGTAAGGCAGCGGCACAGCTTGCACGGGCTCTCCCCGATACACAAGATCACTCAGCCCACCTGCTCCAATCGGGAAATTTCCTGGGGCGCCAGGGACATTAGCCATTCCGCTGTAACGCATCTAACTACCTATCAATCCTTTTATTTTACTCTTCTATAACCTCGTAGCCAGCGGCGTCATTTACTTTACTGAGGACAATGCCGTTACTACGTACATCCCAGTTGAGCACATCGCCTTCTTGCCAACCTAGTTCTTCGATCACCTCGTCAGGCAGGGTAATGTACTGATCACCGTTTTCGTCCTCTTGGACTTCAAGGATGTAACTCATTTACTGTCAAGCATCTTATCGATCAGTTTATCAAGTTTATTATTGATTTCGCGAAAATTGTCATGCATATCTTGAATTTCTCTTAAGAAGTCAACCTTTAACACGTATTCCAAAGGCATACGCTTGAGGTCTTCCTCTAACACGTCAATTCTCCGTTTCTGTGATCCAATGTAATTGAAGGCCTGTTGGACTTGATCGTTGTATCGATTCAAGATTTTAGATGCGGCCCATCCACCGCCTGTGATAGCCGATATGACGGCCGTCAAGCCGATGGCTAAGTATTCGGGTCCCACCACAAACAATGCTTTTTTCTAATTCTAAAGTTTAGTAATCAAGCTGAAGCTGGCCCTTGCGCATTAATCCTGTCAATAAATACACAAGCGCGTCGACGCAATCATCATGACTGCTAACGCCAAAGTTGGTCAGCTCTTCAAACATAGCCGTAAAGTTGCGGAAACGATTGAAGATGATTTTGCGGTCTTCGAACATGCCCATGCAACCACGGAATCGAGCCAATTTGTCAGCACGGAATCCTTTGACGGCATGCCAATTCAGGTTGTACAAGCTTTCATTGGTGAGGCATACACGTTTGAAGTCAGCTTCCAGTGATGCCTGGTACGCAACCGCTTCACTCCAGATATCACACGTGGAATAAGTCGGAAAGTAATGACCGCCTTCATCTTTGCCAAGGATCGACCAATCGTTAAGAAGCTCCTTGAGTGCATCTAGTTTTTCTAGGTTACCCATGACGCGTAGCCGCCTGTAATCAATGATGTGAATCTGATCACCAATACGTCCACCAAGAACCATGACGGTGTAATCATTCTTTTCTTTCGTTCCAACTGAAAGGTCAACTCCAATGCCAAGGGTATCAAACTCCGTTGCAATCTCCGCCTTGACAATTAGCTCTGGCGCCAAGGACAACTCGTTTTGGCGAATGACTTGATTCATGTACTGGAACGAGAAAGCAATTGGCGCTTGTCGTTTCTTTTCCTTTAGGTAATCCAAAGACCACATCGATGGCCAGTAAGACATTTCATCCCCCGTCTTGGGATCATTGATGATGGCGGAAAGCACAATTTGCAACCAATTGTTTTGTGGGTTGAATGTTGTGGCATGAATGTCATCGTGTCTGAAACGTGTGCCAAGGCAGATGGCTCGGCCGCCTTCAAACATGGTGGGTGCAATCACAGCATTCCAGTTGTCCTGCATTTGTTTCCGAATGTCAGGGTTGGAGATGTCCGCAGCAGATTTGATGGCGTCATCAATGATGACCAGATGTGAGCGTTTGGAGGTCACCGAACCTTTGAGGCCCGCAGCGCAGAGTGTGAATTGTTCCTCACCAGTGGTATCGATGCCTGCAAACTTGTGGTCAATGGACCAGTACTCATTGCTGGTGACGTTCTTTAGAAGACGTACGGTCGGGAAAACTTCTTGATATCGCTTGCTTTCGATGATGCGTTTGATGGTTGCCGATTTGGAACGCGCAATATCGACTGTGTACGACAAGTACAAGATCTGCAGCGGTAACTTGGCTGCCGTATGAACACCAATAGCCCAGGCAGTAAACAGACCCAAGACTGTCGATTTGGCAGAACCCCGTGGCGCCAGGAGATCAACATTGGGTCCAGCAATTTTTCGCAGGCAGCTACTGTCTTCGTTGGTAACAAAGTGACGATGCCATTCTTTATGGTGATCAGCCGGAGGTTTATCTGCTACGTACTCACAAAAAAATCCAAAATCTTCCCTTGCTTTCTCCAGGGATTCAAGATTTCGGGGGACACGTATTTGTTGCCTGCGAGCAGCCGCTTGTGCGTTACGGCGGTATGCAAGATGTTGGTACGCAGGCACGGTAAGTATTGTTCAGTGTATTACTGAATACTACCTCATTCGTTGTCCTTGCTGTCTTTCTTTTGCTCTTTGTACTTGCGAGCTTTGTCCAAGGCTGCCTTCCTCTTTTCCTTGTCCGACATTTCGCTGCCGTCCTCCCTCTTGGCCTCCTTCTTTTTGAAGTGCTCCAGGAGTTCTGGCGGCATCTTGTTCTTGCTCATTTTGCTTATTGGCCTGTAAAGCGGCAATTACTTTTTCTCCGTCAGCGACCTTGTCGATAACGGGTGTGGGGCGACGAAAACCAGTTACACGCTCACGATTCTTTTGAAGTTGACGAGCAACGTCAAATAAACGTCCAGCGATATTTTCCCCGTATTGAGGTTGTGAGACTGGTTGCTTCATCCTTCAAGTTTACTTGGGCTACTCCTCTAGTTGCATATGAGCCCATACGCTCATCGATGCTTCTTCCAGGGGGACTTCAATTGGATCATCTTTGAAGATGGTAAGAAGTTCACGTATGGCACGATCAGCACCAGCCATAAGCAGGCCTTTGCGGTCCTTGTTGGCAGTACTCAGCTCGACCTGTGCAATGGTGCCACGTAATTCCTTTTGCATACCAGCAATACGTGCAACACCGGCATCACGCTTAACAATGCCGTCATCAACGTCCGCGCGAAGCTTGCGAATATCTTCCTGCATCTCTTCAATCTCATTCAAAAGAACTGCCCTGTGATCAGGCTTGGGATAGTTCTTTTGAACCCATAGATCACAACCAGCGATACTGCCTGTGTAACCAAGGAAACGGGCGTATAGATAACATTCAATTACCGAATAGTTTTCAGAGCAAAAACCTGTGAATGCTTCTTCGGTTGGTGCGTCAAGATTATCGACCCATTGGCCGAAGATCTCAATATCGATATGCCCTTTGGGACTGGTTATAGTCTCGTGCTTCGTCTTCCTGAGCGAAGCGTTGGGCTTGAGCTGCTGTCTCACGTTGTTCTTTACCAGAGGTTCCAATGGTCTCTCGTTGCTGGGCGCCTTCTTCCTTCATTTTTTCCTTGGTGGAACCAACGGAAACATCTTGGAAGATCTTAACGGCAGACGCAGCTTTACGAGCTTTATCCTCGTCAAATAGTAGATCGTACGGATCAAGATTTTCGGGTGTCTCCCAATCAGATGGGGTACCCGTATAGGAGGATGCCATTTTTAAACCTCTTCTTTACCTGAACTAAACGCTGACTCTTCCAGATTATCTTCTGGTTTTGTCTTTGATTCAAGCTTACTCTTTGCGTATCGATAAGCTACGTCTGCAGCCTGGCGATAACGATTTAGTTCGGCTTGTTCACTAGAGCCAGCGTTATCGTCCTTCATGTGATCAGAAGTTGGTCATCATGCTGGCAAGACCGCCGGCCATCACATCACGCTGACGAGCACGATTTGCTTGGCCTGCCTGACGCATCTTCGAGCCTTCAAGGCGACCGATGAGCGTTTCAAAGTCCTGAAGCTCAGCCTTGGACATGCCGCCACCGTACTCGCGGCCAAGCTGAGCGTCTACAAGTTGTTGTGCCTCTAACTCGCTCATGCCTTCAGCCATGAGCTGTGCCTTAGTCTTCGTTTGACGAGAAGGGGTAGAAACTCCGTAAGTCATGTTTCCTTTGAAAGGTATAAAAATATTTTAGTACAAACAACTTAGAAGTTGAATGCACCCATAATGCTTTGGAACATACCGGTTCCCCTCTCAATATTAGCAATGTTTTTGTAACCGGCATTCACGATTCCTTGTAGATCAAGTTTGCCCTTAATTTCTGCACCGGTTACAGCAAGGTTATTTTCATTGACAAGCTTCTGACGTTCGGTCATGCCTGCGTCTCTAAGCTGTTCAATGGCCCTTTGGTTGTCAAGTTCACCTTTTTGAAGCGCTGCTTGAACTTCTAGTAATCCTGCCAGAGAGTCTGTATTTGCTGTTGCTGTGGTTGTTGTCGAAGAACTTGGCTGAGATGTTGAAGCTACGGATACAGGTTCATAGCTGACACCGGAAACCGCACCTGCCGGAGAATAAGAAAATACTGCCTGTGTGCCAGGGTTTGCGGCGGCTTGTGCTGCTTGCTCTTGTTTTTGGGTCTGCTGTGTAGCAAACTGCTGTACAAAAGATTGAGCAGAGGGCTTGACGTTTACATCTGCCTTTTCTGCGCGTTGAATAATACTTGCAGGGGTATAGCCTGTTTTTTGCTGAATTTCTTTCAGCTCTTTGGCACTTATGTTTTTGCCAGCTTTCTCGATTAATTTGTTAACTTTTGACATTGTAGTGGCTCCTTCAACCGAACATGGTTTCTGCTAGTTGTTTTACTTTACCCGCATCAAATTTCACCATACCTTTTATGAGGCGACCTTGCGCATCGCGTGGCATATTCCCATACTGCTGTTCCCAAGCAATGTCCCCAGGTGTCTTGACCATGTCCGAAGCGATCATGCCACTACGTACAATGTCAGAGAAAGCCTCGGGGCTACGGACGTTAGTTGCTTTGGCAAGGTTTACGTACTGCTGAAAAGCATCTTCTGGCATTGCAAGACCCTGTTGCCCGTAAGCAAAAGAGGCAACATCACGATATGGTCCGCCTTCATAGTCGACGGGTTTTTTATAGCTTTTTGTTAATTGTTTTTCAATGAACTTAGGATTTGAAAAACGCCCGATATAGCTCTGAAGAAAGGCTTCTTTCGCACCAGGGGAACCGTATGTTTTTGCTTCAGATCGAATTGATTTGCGTAAGCTAGGAGAAGCCCTGAGCTGATCAAGCCCATAGTCTTCTAGGCTTTTCATCAACGGAGAAGGCTCGTATGTCGGGCCACTGGAAGCACCGCCAAACAAACCACCGATAAGGCTACTGCCCGCCCCTGTTGCCAACCCCCCTAAAATCGCAGGTAACATTACGTTAACTTTGTCTTTCTCTTACTGTTTATTTTAACGCACCTGTTTTACACAGGAGAATAAGAAAAAGCACCAAAGCTTCCGTACTTGCCTGCAAGGTCGGGAAGATTGGCTCTAGTCAAAGAGCGACGATATGGACCTACATCAGTTGCAATCTGTGCCGCACGAATTGGGTCTTGCAGGGAACGAGAACGATCCCAATTTTGCGCCAAGATGTCTTTACCAAAATTGGCACCAAACATTGCGTTTTGGGCAGCAAACTGGTTTTGGGCTGCTGTATTGAGATTGGCTTGCTGCATCCCAGCTATTGCTGAATTTGCTGCAGTAAGAAAACCCATCCCAGGGCTAAATCCTCCCGTAGAAGCTGCGCCACCATAACTAGGTGCGGAGCCAGTGAAGCCACCGACGTTTAACCCGCCGTAACCACCGAAGGGATTTTTTTCTAAATTGGCTCCTATGGCACCAAAGACGCCATTATTACCAACCCCAAACCCGCTGTTCCAGTTCATGATTTAAAGGCTCGTGTATTGGCGATTTGCAAAAGGAATAGGTCGACCAATTCCCTGAGCAATTGTCTGCATTGTCTCCGGCATGTAGTAATGAGATGCGGCCATTGCTCGAAATGCCCTATCCGGGAAAGACATGATATTTGCAAATTCTGCAGACTCCTTCCCAAGGCGTTGATTCTCTCTTGCGATCTCCTTTTGATAAGGACCGATCACATTAAGCATTTCCCTGATGCGTTGTGGATCAGAAGCTTGTGACCGCTGCTGCTCAAGCAGATATGCCATTGCCCCAAGATCGCTACCAAATGCGTCTTTATATTGCTGGATCCGATCTTTATCAAAGCTAAAACGGCCGGCAATTGGCGTGGTACCTGGCTGAGCAGCGCCAAAACCTGCAACATTTAATTCGCCGTATTTAGGAGTATTCATTGTGATCACCCAAAGCGAATGGCAGGAGCTTGAACGGTTGAGCCTGCGTATGGATTAGATGTCAGGGCGGTTTGAGTCAGGGCAAAATTACCAGCTTGCGCACCTTGTGCCAGAGTGCCGGCGGTTGCAAGAACTCCTAGCTGACCTTGAATCTGACCTTGAGTGTTAAGAAGGGCTTGCTGACGAACGAGATCAGCATTCTTCATTTGGTTGATCAAAGGAATATTGCGCTGCAAATCAAGATACGCTTGATTGGAAGCATCTCGACTTAAATCGCGAATTGTACTGGTATAAACGCCCATGTTGTCACGATATTGCGTAGTGCCCAGCTCAGCCAATTGCTTATTCATGGCCATCTGAGTACTAAACTCGCCCTCTTTACCTTTGGTGGGCTCACCGGTAAGTTTTTGGCGAACAGATTCAGTGCCTGATGCCGCAGCGCCAGGGAGCAGTGCACCAAGTCCCATCAGACCGTAACCTGCTACCTGAGCAACAGGATTTTTAATCATTGCAAGACCCGTTCCGACCGCGCTCAATGCGCTAGGAGCAAGAGCACCTAAAGCGCCCGCAGGTCGCCCTGCGTTAACCTCGGAAAGCGCAGTTGTAACCCCAGGGATAACAGAGGCTGCTCCAGCCACAAGCGGTGCATACTTACCTAAAAACTCTTGAGCACCTTGTGCGCCTGTTTTTAATCTACCCGCTAACTGGTCACGAGCCTGGTCCGCTTCCAAGCGTTGTTTACGTACTTCAAAACGCTCTTGACGTGCAGCAGCTTCTCGATCAATGGGGCTTGTTGGTCCCTGTGGTAAAGGAAGCATTCCTTCCATTGGGAAGGCGTAATTGATAGCCATGCCCTCTTTTATAAATAGCTTTTATTTAAATAAATTCTATCACTGCATTATTTCATACTGACCGATGGTCGGCAGTTTTTGCTCAGTTGCTTTTGCGGCAAGTGCAGTGTTAGCTAAGTTGCCTGCAATAACACCAGCGCCAGAACCTAATGCCGCACCGGCTAAACCACGCTTAAAGGAACCTCCCAATTTGGGAGCAGTACGTATCGCAGCAGCAGCACCGGCAATACCACCAACAGCCGTGGTAACAGAAGGGATGGTCACTGGATAACCAAGGAGCCGAGCTTCTGGTACACCTTCTAAGTTCTCAGGTGTTGCTTTTACGATGCCCAGGAATCCTTTGTCTTGATAGTAGGTACGTAGGTAATTACCGTAGCGTTCAGGTGTTAAGGAAGGAATATCTTTTTGTGCTTCTTCGTACGCAAGAGGGCGTCCGGTACGGCCAAGGAAGAAGCGTTCAAATAATTCAGGTACAGGTTGCGTTGTTTCCCTGCGATCTTCTGAGCCTTCCCCTGCATAGGCCTGAGCAAAACCCTTTGGCCTAAACATTTCACCGGGATTGGCAATGTTGTATGCACCAGCAAGGGCTGTGGCGGGGACAACAACACTGGCGGTAATAAGGCCTGTCTTTGCGGGTCCCAGGGCTTCGTATGCTTCTTTGCCGATGGCAGCTTTAGCGCCTGCTTCCAAGATTGCCAGGGGGTGGTTGTAGCGCCAATAGATGCCTCGTGTTCCGTCATTTGTAAGGTCCGTCATCAGACGGGTTGCAAAAGCACCTGCAGCTTGAACAGGTGTTTCAGAAAGAGAGACGCCTAGTTTTTTAAGATTTTGGTGGTACTCACCACGGAGACCTGGAGCGCTTTTAAAGATTGTTGGATTACGTTCACCTTGCAAGTAAGCAAGGCGACTAGCTTCAGCACTTTTGCTTGCGCCAGTGGAAAAAGCGTTAAGGAGCTGTTGGAACCCCATTACACCACTCCTCCCATTGTTTGTTGAATCAAAGCTTGATCTTCAGGACTTAAATATTGTGTCCAATTATTACGTTGATTTAAAAGCTGTTGAAAATTTTCAGGATCGGGTAATCCTGCCATTTGGAAATTAGTGCCAGGAGACAGGAGTTGTCCTTGGCCTAGGTTATTGACTAAGGCACGTTGCTCAACTTGTTGTGCAATCTGTTGAGATTGTGGCGCTAATGCTTGATTGCCGTAAAGCAAGTTACTTGCAACAAGAGTTGACCCAAGGGATGCCCCAATATTTGCCGTGTTTTCTGCTGCGCCCCTGATCCAAGGTGTCTTCACATTACGCGTCAAAGCACGGGCTGCCATCGTTGCCGGGAAAGCAGCCGCTGCATCCGCAAGGCCATAGGTCAATGCTGCACCAGGTCCTTCAAGCATGCCAAATCCCCCGGCCAGTAAACTGCCGGGGAGAACGGACTTTGCAACGTCACCGGCATTGCGCCCAACAAAACTTAATAACCGTTGGAAAGACACCTATCTACTCTTTTTCTCTATTATACGCCTAGGCTTGTTCTGGTTTTTCTTTATCTTCCTCTGAAGGTTTATTAAGTAGTTGAGCAACAGACTTATTATCTTCCACCTCATTTAATGCACGCTTCTCTGCTGATGCCATCATATAACCCTTGGGATCAGGGTTGGACATGCGCGGCATTGGATTGTTTGCTCGCTTATCTGGATTAACAGTCGGACTGATGCGATAAGCTTCCACCCATACAGGAGAAAAACCTGGCTGATCTTCAGGACGCAAGGTTGTTAAAGCACGTCCTTCGTCGAAGTCATAGCTTTCGTTGCGTACAAAACGACCAATGTCGGCAAACACCTCATATTCTTCTGGTGTATCACCAACAAAATTAAGGCCAGGGTTAAGTTTTAATTTACGTGTTTGGATGCGACGCAATAAGTCCGATTGCTCAAACCGACTTGGCATCCATGGTGCCGCACCACTGGATGGCTTAGATGCAAAAGAATCATCAAAGTTAACTTGACGTTTTTTAAGAAAAGGATCTTTTGCGTAATCAATATAACGATCTAAGGCTAAGCGATGATCCTTTGCCATTACTTCTTATCTTTACGTTTTTTCAATCCTACCAACGTCTGACGAAGCCGTGCTTGTTTCACAGTTTTTTCATCGTACTCATCTGGGTTGGATAGTACGTTTTCTTGGAGCTGAGCAGTGGTAATGCCTTTGCGCTTTGCTTTAGCAGTAAAGGCACCCTCCTTCATCTCCATGCCTTGAATCCACTTTTTGTCTTTCTTTTTCTTTTCAGCCATATTTAACCCCTTTGGAAAAATACATTACGTTGTTTGGGCCTCGTAACTTGACTCAGTGGAACCAATTTACCTTGTCTACGAACGAGACGTTCTTGAGGTTGATTAGCTGCAAGTTGAGCAGCTTCTTGTTGTAAGGCACGTTCATAAAAATCAAGTGTTGGGTTAGGGCTGTACCCACGCTCGTTTAAGGGAGAACCTTCCAGGACACCTGGAATTACAGGCTGCCTAGAACCACCGGTAGACGGTACTTGAGGAGCAGCGGAAACACTAGTTGGGCCAGAAGGAAGATTGCGACGTTGTGCTGCTTGATCCATGAGCTGTCTGCCAAACTGCTGTAATTGTCCACCGGTTAGTCCGTAGCGTTGAATGGTTTGGGACTCGGTTAGATTTCCAAGGCCTGCATTAATAATACCAAGATTTCCGCTGAGATTTAAAGCACCTGCTTTAACACGTCCACCGGGGGTAAGATTTGCAGCTAATGCAAACCTATTACGTTCTTGTTGTTGACGTGGTGATGTTGGCTCAAGATCAACTGTTAATTGAGGATCTGTGTATTGATAATTACCAGAAATAACACGTGATGCGGGTCCCATGGCAGGTGCGGCAGGTCCTGTATAAGGATTTTGTGTCCGCGCAAAAGAACCAATATTCATAGTCGAGACTTGCTGGCGGCCAATAACATTTCCTGTTCTCGGGTCTCTGACAAGAACAGTGCGCATGCCTTCACCCGTTTGGGGCGTTGACATTTGATTACGCAAGGCAGTCATTAAATTACCGGTGGGGGTGCCTGCTACCAAGGGTGAGGCCAATACTCCAATAGGATTGGAAACCGCGCCAATCATTGAAGATGCCGGGATGTCAAGAGTTTTACCTAACTGCATGACTTTAGATTGAGAAGCCGTATCAACGCGTGGTGTGTAATAAGAAACACTACCTCCTTCGTATTCATCCGCAATGGTCATTGGATCAACACCACCGCCGCCGGTTACGTCAAACTTCCCGGGAACTGCAACTTTCTTACCAGTGGTTTGATAAATAACATAACCACCTCTATTAGTCATGATCTTGCCTTGGTCATCCCTGAGCGGAATCCGCTGTCCAGTATTAGGATCAATTAAAAATTGTTCACCAAAGACAGGTGTATTCTTCTCTGTCTTAAGTAAATTCATTGCAAAAGTACTTGCTTCCTTATTTAAGCGTTGTGCACCGGTTACTTTGTCGATATCTGGTTTTAAGAAAGGAAGGTCAATCCCTTCATTTTCCATTAACTGTTTATCCAGTTGCTGCGTAATAAATCCTTGGTAATCGTAAGGTTCGCCAATCTCGGCCAATGTTTTACCCTGCGCTCTTCCAAGTTCCAGAGCTTCTGGATTACGTTCTTGAAGATAACGTAACTTAGCCGATGGATCATTGAAATATGCATTTTTTGCATCCTCTGCATATTGCTGTAACGTCTGACGCGATAATGTCAAAGGGACGGGAGTTGCATCTGGTGGCGTTTCAAACCCAATGCGCCTCTCTCTTCCTGTTGCCGGATCTATTTGGATAATAGGAGTACGTTTGAAGCCAATCAGGGGTTGCTCACCAACAACTTCAAGGCCAACAGCGGAATATAACTTGCCATCAGAGCCACGGATAACCCCGCCTTCTTGACGCCATTCCGTCAAAGGCATTGTACTAATTGCATCTGATACATTTGATTCCGCCGTTTCAAAACCACCCACAAGTCTTATCCCTTGTGCACTAAGATCTTCCGAGGTTAAACGTCCACCTTGCCGGTAACCCACGTTTTGAGCGCGAAGTTGACGAGCAAAAGGCATTTCCGGGTTAGCAACAACGTCAAGGCCTGACGTTTGCTGCCCTTCCGCTGTGCGGCGTAATGGAGTGACAACATCGGAAAAACGTTCCTGACGTTCTGATCCACCGCGTAATCCCGACATTTGTTGAACAGCGCCTGGGATTTGAGTTGTTCCTTGATTGGTGCGCTCGCGGAAAGATTCTGTTTCAATCAAAAGATTGCCAACACCTTCTGTGTCTCCATAATCAGTACCCATTTGAGGACCGCGAGACATGTATTCCGTAGGATCTAAATCAGGAATATCTTCTTCCTGTAAGTAATTGCCTGTATTTGGATCATAGGTAAAACCAGCTTGTTCTAACTTTTCTTTTTGTTGCAACTGTTTTAAATTAGTTGTATCTGCGTATGTCAAGCCCTGGCCGCCAACTGTAGCGGTTTGCAGTTCTTCGACGTTTGCTCCAGTCATTGACGCACGTGCACCACCTGCGATCTCCATCGTTGGGTTGATGCTTACTGCACCACCACGAACTTGCGGAGTACGCCCCAAGAACTGAGAAAGTGTTAATTGCTCAGGTGTTGCGTACTTACGCACTAACGCAGGATTTTTAATTGCACCAGCCTCATAAAGGCGATCCGCATTCTCCGACACGTACTTGTTTAAATAAGTATCACGTGCTTCAACTGGACCAAGGGGGATTACATCAGAAAGTTTGACGGAAGGGTCCAGGAGCATGTCACGTATTTCACGTGGATATGAAGCCGCGGCCATCGTACGCTCCAAGATTTCGTTAGGCGTGAAGCGATTAACACCAATACCTTCGCGTGTGGGGGTATCAGAAAATTGACTTAACTGAACACCACGTCCCTGGCGGACATTGATGCCAGATTTACGTAATTGTCTGCCAAGGGCCGGAGAAACCTCAAGCTCTCCTGTTAAATCTGCAACGGTACGACCGCCACGTTCATAACGCGAGCCAAGAAATTCTTGGGCCTGACGACCACCTTCTTCAAGTAATTCTTCAAGTTCCCAAGGATTGCCTGATACAACACCCTGGCGTACTTGTGCGACATTAGCAACTTCAGTTGGAAATTGGTTTGTTAACTCTTGAAGACGCGCTTCACGAATAATACGGTCAACATCCTGACTGAATAGCTTAAAACCGTTGACTTGACGTTGTTCGGGAATAACTGACAAATTCGTAATAGCTTGATCAAGACCGCCGTCTACAGCTTCTGTCGCTTGAACAACAACATTAGGTTTTTGCGTTTGTTGAATTGTTGTTAAATCAACAGTTGACCGAGGAATTGCAGTTGGAGCACCCCATGGATCAGCAACTTTTGAAGAAGCAGGCGTTGTTGAACGCAAAGGAGTTTCTTTGATTTTGGCAAGATCAGTCAGATTCACCCCCAAAGGGGCTTGTGGTGTTTTTTGCGCCTCTCGTCCACGTAATGCACGGACGCCAAGGAACCCACCACCTAAAATACCAGCGCCGGCAAGAGCGGCTCCCACAGCACCAAGGAGATTACCGCCTTGATCGGGGGCTTTGAGCTGATTACGGCGGAATTCCAGGACTTCTGGAGCCATTTCAGCCCTTTCTTCCGGATCTTCTGGTACCGGCACCCCGGTTGCACGGCTGTAGGCGTAAAAATCAGCGGGTGCTAGTGCCATGGGTCGTTTATTCGCTTATGTAATCCTGTTATTTGTATTTTAGGGTATTAAAACGCACGTAGATGAGTTAAAGTAGTAGCAGAAGACGTAAGAATACCCTGAATCTAGGGATTTAACACGATATGAACCCTAAAAACCGGGCAGAACGCGTTGTTGCGTTAGATGCAATTACCGAAGAAGCAGAAAAGTTAGCGGCAAGTGGCGCTGATCCCCTTACCGTTAAGAGTTTTACGGTTGGTGCCAGGAAAGAATTAGCCGATCAACGGCCTGATGTGGAAAATTACTTTGATGCAGCCGTTGTTGCAAAGAAAGCAAAGAACAGTTTTTGATTTTAGGTAACACAAAAGTAAATTTACACACAGCCGGGGATAATACCCCGGCATTTTTGTCTGTAAATTAGGGTAAAACCTTAGATACCACGACACTTTTTAGGTTTTGGTACGTTGTGATACAAAAGAAGGCCCTCTATAGGGTCAAAAAAGGATAAAAAATTATCTGAGCCTTCTCCAACACCCCACGCGTAGTGAAATACGTATAGAAAAAAAGAAAGGTGTGATGGGTTGAAATAGTTATCGGGGGCTGCGCATCCGTACCACGCAGGTTACCACCGCATCCAACACCATGCGAATCCATCAGACACCTCGCATTGAGAAGTCCTGGAAGTATGACTGGCGTTACCACGCTGCAGTCGACGGCAATGCTGCCGTTGAGAAGGAGTTTGTCGAGTATGCGACTGGAGTACTTCAGTTGCTGACGACATGCGACAGCGTAGAGTTGGTTAACATGCCAACAACGCCTCGGCACTTGCTGTATTGGTTGCTCCACAAGAGCGACAAGAAGCTAGGGCTGACAGTTTATACTGACGAACAAGGACTGCGTATAACGCGAGTATCTGTTATCCGTTGACGGTTAACTCTTCCCCTGGTGAGAGCCAGGGGTTCATTTAGCCCTTAACACCTATGCTTCTATACGCATAACGTTATCTAACTACGTTTGCTAGGTATTCATACCTATTTAGGTGTTTATACCTATCGCGCGCGTGGGTTTTAGGGTATCTCCGCTCCTACTTTGCCAAGAATGGTTCTCGCGCAAGGGATCTCAGCGATTGCTCGTCAAGCTGGACGTTAAACGCAGCAGACAACTCGGCGGTCGGTCACGACCTTGGCATCCACACTTCAGTGGTGTAAGCCCAAGCTCACCCTACGGAGTAACACCGTGACCATCAACCCCACCAAGCTGCTCTCTCGCGAAGAGGTTGGCGACAAGATCATGCTTGAGATCCTTGATCTCCTTGAGCATGGTCATAGCCAGACTCTTGGAGCGCAGCACCTCCAGGTCATCAAGTCCTACGTGGACGAGATGCTGGAGAACAACTGATCCGTTAAAGCGGGTTGGGAGGTGCAAACCCTCCCACAGTTATTGCCCCCTGTGGAGATGGGCACCACGCACACACACGGAGAGCACCCGTGATTGACCTGACTGCTGGTTGGGTACCGCATCCTGGTGTACCTGGTGGTTTTCACCTGGTTTACATCGATAGCCTCGTTGGCGAGATTTCTATCGTCACTGGACCCAAGGGTTCAGGACTGATGGCAGCCAACGATCCAGGTGCAGAGACCACGTATGAAGCGTGGCTTCCAGGCATGTGTGACCCGACCGGTTACTTAACACTTGCCGAATTGCAAGGCATCATCAAGTTCATGCGTCAGCGTGAGCAAGAGCGCCTTGTTTGGCAAGATGAGGACTGAGTCCGTCTAAGCGGCATTGGCAGGTGCAAACCCTGCCTTCAGCATTGCCACAATTCAGTGGCATTAAACCACTACAACCTATGACTTACTCCGTCATCATCAAGCATCACGACGCATTTTCTCAGGCTTATCTCCAGGGTTGTGAGCAATCGTTTGATACTGAGCAGCAAGCTCAGGATTACATTCAAACATTTGAAGACTGGGAACAAGATCTCCTGGAGATTGACTTCAATCCTTTCTGAGTACCAGGCGTGATGCCGGGGGATCGAATCCCCCACTCAGTATTGCCACAACTTAGTGGCATCTACCTACACCACACGACCATGAAAGGACAGAACGTATTCGCACTCATCATCATCCAGGCATTTGCCATGGGTATCATCGCTGGTCCAGTCGCTGCATACTTCATCGATAAGGCGACAACTAAGCAATGCCTGACTCACGATTGGCCCAAGGAGGCCGATCAAATCCACCGTGACTGGTGCATCGCCAACGGCTACAAAATCTAACTGACTCCTGCTCTGGGGACTACGGTCCCCTCAACAGGACTCCACATCCTGTATCCCACTGCTCATTCAACACCATGTCAATGATCAAGCACTGCACTGTCGTACTCTCCAACGGCAACGTCGTTGGGATGCATGCAACAGAACAAGCGGCAGAGCAGCAAGCACTGGAGCTAGCACAAGAGTGGAGGCACCACGCTGACTGTGGTTCCGAAACGCCTGCACCTAAGCTTGCCGTCCTGTCATTCAATAGCTGGATGCAACTACAAAACGAATTTGTTTTCTGACTCCTGCACTTAACCCTTCCGTTGATACGAATTCGTATCGGACGGTGGGTTTTCTGCAGGCAATCAAGCCTGCACTACCAACTCAACTCAGCTCATGACTGCACTCAACATCCGAAAGAACATTGCTGCTGCGCTATTTAATACAGCGGCAGCTATTGACAATGCCAAGCTTCCTACCAAGGAAGATATCGGTACTAAGGTGAATGAGTATCGGCTGCGTGCAGCGGCACTCATGATGCCAAACGATATGGCATTCGTCATCACTCCTAAGCAAGGCAACTGATCATGCGTACCAACTACATCTCTGATTCCTGTGTCGCTCTTATTCTTGGCTCTGGCTTGGGTTTACTGCTATCTGTTGGAGCGCAGAAGCTTCTCAACAGACACTACCAAGCAACGTGCCATGACCGACCAGGACACAATCTGATCTACGTCCAAGGATTCCTTGGCGATACGTACTACTGCATAAACAGTAAGTACGTCAACTGATCTCTGCACTTAACCCTTCCGTTGATACGAATTCGTATCGGACGGTAGGTTTTCTGCAGGGCTTAGCTCTGCATACACCACACGACACCACCAGGACTCAACCATGACTCCTAAAGCTGTTGAACATCTCCTGACCCAAGACGCTCGTCTGCTCGCCAGGAGAGATGCCCCTTGCATCGACCAAGAACTTGAGGCGCAGCGTCAAGCTGCTCTCGAGTTGTTCTTCGAGTGGCAAGACGGTATGCGTCAATTCCAAGACCTTGTTCCCTTCGTTGCCATCGTGCAGCGTAAGGTAGATCTCAACCGGGATCTGCTGCGGTGGGAACGGAAGCAATTGGAACAAGACTGACGACTACACTGAGGGGCTACGGCCCTTCTCTGTAGTCCTCAACGAGGGCTACTACACCATTGCTACGACACCATGCTGATGTGTTATCACGATTCACCACGATCTCTACGTGTCGGACCACAAGAGATTGACGCAGCACTCAAGCTATTCAAGATTGAAGCATCTGATTACTTCCTGGAATTCACAGAAGACACAGTGTATTTGCACTGGGTTGCATCCAGGGATCAGGTGCAGGACTACATCGATGAATGCCTTGAGTGCATGGATGTCAAGCTCTACAACCACTGGATCGACACCTATGGCACATACGAATGTGGCATGACGATCTTGCTCCCAGAGCAGGACGTATTTACTTGTCGTTACATCCTGGAGACTATCTAATGAAGACTATTTATTCCATGGGAAGAGGCAAGTACATTACACTTGATTCTTACGGTGAGTCTCATGGGACTCGACGTTGGTCAGTGTTCATTGCCCTCTTCTCCATCACCATCGCCACCATCAGTGCTACAGCACTTCTTGGCGTTGATATCACACAAGTCAATCCTCAATCTACCCAGGAGAAAACTAATGAAGCTCGCTGAACACACTCAAGTTCTCGAAGCACGTATCAATGCTTTGATTGATAAGCTGCTTGAAAAGTACCGCAAACAG